CGCCTCGTCCTTGGCCGCCTCGACGGCCGCCAGAAGGCGGCCCTTGGCAATGGCGGTCCCGGCCAGATGCGGCAGTTCGGTATCGCCGCGCTTGGCCAGTGCCACATCAGCGGCATCGGCCTCCATCTTGGCGATCTTGGCGGCGTTGGCTTCCAGCATCTTCAGGACAGGCGCGGGGACCAGCGACTTCTCGACCCGCTCGCCGTCGATCTCGACGTACTCAGGGTCGGCGCGCTTGACGATCTTGCCGTCCTGCACGTCCAGCCCGGCCTCGGAAGCCGATTTGGTCAGCGCGGCCAGCGCGGTCTCGGCAGCAGCCTTGGCGATCTCGGCATCCGTGGCTTTCTTGGTCAGGTCGGTGACCTGGGCCGAAAGAGCCTCCATCTTCTTGGTCAGTTCTTCGACGGTCACTGTGACCTCTCCTTCTTTTGGGAAGCCCGGCATAAAGGGCTTGACAACAGGGTTATACCCCGAACGCTTGAACAGCACAACAGCCGCGTGCTGATTCGCAGGCGAGTCAACGCCCGAGATTTCGATGAGGTCCAGATCGGTCAGTGTGAAGGTCATGCTGCGGGCCTCCGTTTGGCGCTGCCACCGATGGAGAACCCGGTGAACTCCTTGGTCACGAACTTCTGCCAAACGGCGTCATCGTGGATTTTCATGCCAATGATCCAGCCTTCCCGGTCGGACTCCAGCCCGAGCGCCTTGGCCAGTTCGGCGGTCAGTGGCAGCGAGTGCAGCACTTCCCCGATCCCGTCGCCCTCGTGCATCGCCTTGGCGGTACGGGCACTGGCCATGAAGCGGTCGGCCATCTTCTCCATCTCGTCCGGGGCGATGATGTCGCCCTGCCGGTCCACGACCATTTCACCCTTCAGGGTCGAAACCGACGCCCAGCCCCATGCAATGCGGCGGGCGGTGTCCAGTTTCAGCACTTCTGCGGATTTGACAACGGAGTGAGTCATGACGGCGGCGATTATGGCCGCGATTGCCTCTGTAAGCAAGCCCTCTCGTCTTGACACCATATCTGGTGATTCGGCCTGCCGCGCGTAGAGGGACAGATACTCCTGCTGCGAGGCGCCCGGCATGTAGACAGCCTGCCCATCGGCGGTCTGGTGAGCGTGGATGCGCCCGTCCAGCCCCAGCGCCATGCTGCGGGATACGGCCTCGTAGGACAGGGTGAAAATGTCATCGTCCAACTGACGTTTCAGCAGATTGACCTCTTTCACGTCATCGCCCGCACCTGTATTTAGCGGCTTGGCGCGCAGCGGGCCGAGGATGATAGGGCCGGTGAACGGCTCCACCAGTGCGATAGGCAGATCGCCGCCCTGGTAGGTGATCGTAACGTGCGGCTGATACTCGGGGTAATCCCATGACGCGCCCTGCTCGCAAAAGTAGGCATGTTCTGTCTGGAGTTCGTCCGAGGTGAGTTTGAGCACCACGGCGCCCTTGTCGCCCAAGGGAACGACGCTGCGCGCGTCGTCCTGCACCACGATATTACTGTAGCCGATGGCGCTGTGCGAGCGCGCGGACTCGCTGTAGTCGATGCTGAACGGCCGTCGGCTGAACACCACCGTAACGTGCATGTCATCCGGCTCCAACGCCGATGTGAACCCCTGGCTTGCGGCCCACGTCAGAATCTCCTCAGCGTTAAGCACGGGGCGATACATGTAGATCGGTTCGGCGCCGCTGGCTTTGCTCAAACTCGGGTCATCGCGGGTTCGGTCGGCGGTGAGCATCAGGTGGCGTCCTCGTCCTCGTCCTCGTCCTCGGCGGGGGGTTTCGCCGGGTGCAGGCTGGCCGTTTGATGGCGCGTTCGGCCCTTGCCCCGGCATGACGGGCGCCGGTTTCGGTTCGGGCAGTTTCTCGGTGGGGGGCAGGCCCGCCGCACCGCGCAACTGGTTCACGGTGGGTAGGTCGGTGTTCACGTCGATGCCCGATCCGGTCAGGCGGTCAATGTAGGTGCCCAACTCATCCAGATTGGTCGGGGCGACGCGACCGTGGGTCATTTTCGGTCGGTCGGCCACGGGGACGCCGTTCCAGTCGCACAACTTGGGCACCAGTTGCCGGTTCAGGACTGACGCAATGGCGTCCATGTAGCCTTCCAGCGCCTTCAGAAACAGGTCGGCCTTGGACTGGCTCAGGGCGAAAGACCCTCGGTCATTGGTGCCCAGCATCACGAAGTCGGCCAGTGCCGACCGCGCCATGTCCTGCTGGTAGCGGATGATGACCTCGTGGGTGGAAATGTCGCGCTTGCCCTGACTGGCGATCAGTTCGAACTCGACCAGCCGCATGTTGCTGATCTTGCCCGTCGCATCCTCGATGTAGGGATCGGACGGGATGATGATGTAGCCCTGCTCGTTGCGCTTCACGTCGCGGGCGATGGCGGCGATCTTCGACACAAAGGCGCGCTGGTCGGGGCTGGCGTCCTCGGCCAGATACTCGGCGGGAATGCGGACCAGCGGCAGGCCGTTCAACTCCCGCTCGATGGCGACGGCCTCGATCTCCTGAATGCGGTTGCCGTAGTACCACGGGCGATAGGCCGACCGCAGCACCGACATGCCCGCAGGGTCGTTCTGGCGGCTGGCCGTGCGGAAGTGCAGCAGCTTGCTGTACGGAATGAAGCCGGATTTGGTCGTGGCTGTCTGCCATACACCCAGAATATCGCCCCGTTCGTTGACCTCGAAGCGTTCGATGGGCCATTGCGCGCGGGGTGCCAGCCGGTGCAGCGTGACCCAGCCTTCCGGGTGTCTGGACGGTGGGCGCGCAACGATCTCGAACACCGCGAAGCCGTAAGGCAGGCAACTCAAAACGTCCGAAATGAACATCTCGAACGTGGTGTTTTCCATGTTGTAGAGCGAATACTCCAGCAGTTCGCGCGCCTGCTCGGACCCGCCTTCGATGCGCCACGGCACCGCACGGATCATCAGGTCCATGGCCGACAGCAGCGCGCCGATCACCGGATCGTTGGTGGCCATCTCGCGCAGGCGCTTGATGCCGCGTTGCCCCCGAAGGTCAGGGACAAATTCATCCTGCCGAATGCCCCAGTTCGGACTGTAGTCCGAATCAACGCCCAGTGTTGCGTAACGGTTAGCCATGCGGGGCGGGCCTCTTTGTGCGTGTCAAGGGGCACCATACACGCGAGGGTTCGATTTGCCAACAGGGGCGCTGTCAGGCGTTCGCGGCCAGCCCCGGTCGGTGTGTCCAGTTTTCCTGCCGCTCACCGCCGACCACGAGGTTCAGGGTGCGACGCTTGGCACGGGCCATGGGGGCGAGGGCGTTGAAGGCCGATGATGCAGCGTCCACCTGGTCCATGTAGCGGCTTTTGGGGAAGAACCGCAACTCCTCGATGAAGGCTTTGGTCCATGGGGCGTGGACAACGCTCAGATGACCCCGTTCGACCTGCGCGCTCAGCGGGTCTGCGCGCACTTCCTTGCTGCCCGACTGGTTCTCGGCACGGACATTGAAGCCCGCCAGCATCGCCACAATGTCGTCCACCTGGGCCACCCCGGCCTGTCCGGGGTCCTTCGGAATGATGATCTTGACATCCGCACCATCCGTTTCCGCCGTTTCCAGCACAAGGGTCCGCAACTTGGCGCTGCTGATCTGACCGCGTTGCACGTCGTCCACGAAGAACTTGCCCGACTTGCGCCCGTAGCGCATCCGAACGCCAGCGGTGTAGGCGCCCGCACCCGCCGTCCCTGCGAAGTCCCACGCCCGCACGGTGATGTAGCTGTCCTCGGGCAAGTGGTCGATCAGGGGGATGTTGTCCACCATGAACATGCCGCCCTTGCGCGGTACGGGGGTCTGCTGGTACTGCGCCGAGAAGGCGTAAGGCCCCATGTTTTCCTCGGTCTGGTCCACCCACTCCTTGGGGAACCGCTCAGGGAACATCAACTCGCCTTCGACGGTGCGCGGGTCCGTCCAGCCGATGCTGGTCGTGTGCCGGAACTGCTCATCCCAGCGCATCGGGATCACCAGCCGCTCATACCCCATCTCGACCGCAATCGACGCCACGTCCTCCTCATGCACGCGCTGCATGATGACCACGATAGCCGACTCGGCGGCGCTGTTGATCCGGTTCTGGGCGGCCTCGCGGAACCACTCGATAGCCTTCGCCCGCTCAACCGCGCTGTTGGCGTCCTGCACGTTGATCGGATCGTCAATGATGAAGGTATCGCCCCGGAACCCGGTGGTCTTGCCGCCGACCGTGACAGCTTTCAAGCTGCCGAAGGTGTCAAGGCTGAAGCCGGTCTTGCCGCCGTCGTCATCTGCGATGTGCAGCCCGAATGTGTCCTGATACCAGTCCGACGTGAGCAACCGCCGTGCCTCAAGATTGTCCCGGATGGTCAGGTCCAGCGCATAGGACGCGCTCAGAAACTTGTGGTGGGCATGTTTGGTCCAGAACCACGCCGGGAACATTACCCTCGTCAATTTCGACTTCGACGCCCCCGGCGGCACGTTGATCACCAGCCGCTTGATCCGTCCATCCGCCACGGCTTCGAGGTGCAGGCAGATCGCGTCCATGGACCAGCCCCAGACCAGCGGGGTGCCCGGCTCGATGATCGGCCACGCCTGTTTCACGAACTCGCGGAAAGACTGCCGTGCCCGCGTGGCGCGGACTTGCTGGAGGATGTGGGGCGCATTGGCGAGGAAGGCGGGGTCCAGCGACATGAGGGCACTCTGACATGAAAAAGACCCGGTGCCAAGACAGGCACCGGGCCGAGTTATCCGGCAGAGCAGCGAATCACAGGGAGGGCAATAACCGCTGCGGAGGTAGTGTGTCTGCTGGCGCGGTGGGTGTCAAGGCCGATGACGTTTCTTCGGCTCCGGGCGCGGCTTGGGCGGCAGGTGCGCGGTTGGCGGCCAGTTGTACGCGAGGATGCGGAACAGGTTTTCTTCATCCTGATCGTTCACGATGGTCAGGTCCGCGTCGATCTCCTGCTGCTCGGAGGCGTGGCCGTAGGTCTCTGGTGGGCGCCCGTCCTCGGGTCGCACGATACGCAGGATGCAGCCGCCTGCGGCGCGGATCATCTCGGCCTCGTTGGCGAACCGTACATCATCGAACACGGCGCGCAGCGTGGTGTCGTTGTGCTTGCCGAAGGACGACTGCATCCGACGTTCCAGCTTGGCGGCGGCGATGCCGACCCAGAAGTCCGGGTGGATGGTGTTGCGACCCCATTCGGTGCCGATGGTCTGTAGCAGGCGCCGGGCGGTGATGCCGCCCAGATAGGGGATCGGTTCGTCCTTGGCCGTGTGGATGTACCACGACGGGGCGAACTCGATCTTTCGGGGCGTCACTTCGTTCAGCAGAGCGTGGACGACGGCTTTCACTGGTGCGGCGAAGGACATCTTGAGCACTTGCTTGTGGTTGCGGAGGAACCAGTTTCCCGCCGTGGTCTTGCCGCTTCCGGCGCGGCCGATGATGCCGATGACGGTGGGGTGCAGAACGTGGGCGGGCAGGTCGGGTCGGGTCATGCGCGGGATACCTTTGTCAGAGGGTGAGATAGCCAGAACGGCGCGGCGGTCGGGTCGTGCCGCAGGTCGGCATCGCGGATGCGGTGCAGGACGCGAACCGCCTCGGGCGTGGGGAGGCGGGCGGCGGCTGCGGTGGCGGCTATGGAGGCGCCTTGTCTGAGGGCCACAAGCATCGCCAGATCGCGCTCGTCAGTCTCACGCCCGGTCATTCAGGCGCTCGGGCAGCAGGCGGGCTATGG